CATGAGTTTACGAAGATGTCTTTGAAGCCAGGTATTGGGTTTCAATGGTATGAGCAATTTAAGACGGACGTTTACCCACATGATTATGTGGTTGTAAATGGCCGTAAGGTTCGACCGCCTAGGTTCTATGACAAGAAATTTAAGCTGGAGCATCCAGAGGAATTTGAAGTCGTAGAGTTTGAGCGGGAGAAGTCTCGGTTGCGTAATTATGAAGATAATACGGAAGCGAGATTAAGAGACAAGGAGCATATAGCTAAAGCTCGTTTGTCATTGTTGAAGCGTTGTTTGTGAAAGGGAAACAAACATGAAAATGGTAATTTGTTCTATACGTGATTCGGCTGCCGATGCATATGGCAGGCCGTTTTTTTTGCCTTCTGTTGGTGTTGCTATCCGCAGTTTTACTGACGAAGTGAATAGGCCTGCGGAAGATAATCAGATTTATCAACACCCAGAAGATTTTGATTTGTTTGAGCTTGGCGAGTTCGATGATGCGACTGGTAAGTTTGTATTATTGGAAGTGCCGAAGCAATTAGCGCTCGGCCGTATGGTTAAGGTACGAGAATAAGGGAACCGCCTCAATTTATGTGAGTAAATTGGGGCGGAATTTTTTGAGGAGTACAAGGAAATGATGCATAGAAATAAGAGTGTGAATGTTCATCAGTTTGCGATGATTCCGCGCGCTGATATTCCGCGTAGTACGTTTGATAGTCAGAAAGCGTATAAGACGACTTTTGATGCCGGCTTTTTAGTGCCGGTTTATGTAGATGAGATTTTGCCTGGCGATACGGTCAAGGTGAATATGACGTCATTTACCCGGCTTGCTACTCCGTTGTTTCCAGTCATGGATAACATGCATCTGGATAGTTTCTTTTTCTTTGTTCCAAACCGATTGGTTTGGGACAATTGGCAGAAGTTCATGGGTGAGCGTAGTCCGAATCCGGATTCTTCGATTGATTATGTGATTCCTACATGTACGAGTCCAGCTGGTGGTTATGCGGTGAATTCGTTACAGGATTATATGGGTATACCGACTGCTGGCCAGATTACTGGCAGCAATACGGTAACCCATAATAATTTGCCGATGCGCGCATATAATTTGATTTACAACGAATGGTTTCGCGATGAGAATTTGCAGAATTCTGCACAAGTGGATCTTGGTAATGGCCCTGATTCTGCGGCTAATTACACGTTACGTCGACGTGGCAAGCGCCATGATTATTTTACGAGTTCGTTGCCTTGGCCGCAGAAAGGTAATGCGGTTTCGCTTCCTTTAGGTACAACTGCTCCTATTAAGGCAAATACTCTTTCTGATTACGTTACGGTTTTGGATTCCGCTGGTAATGCTCGTAACTTGGGTACTGATTTTGCTAATGCTTTTGTTAGAACTGGTGCCCCAGCTGGTGGTTCTGAAGCTTTATTTGCTGATTTAAGCGCTGCTACAGCTGCTACTATTAATCAGTTGCGTCAGTCTTTTCAGATTCAGAAACTTCTTGAAAGGGATGCTCGTGGTGGTACTCGCTATACTGAAATTATTAGAGCGCATTTTGGTGTTGTTAGTCCTGATGCTCGGTTGCAGCGTCCTGAGTATCTTGGTGGTGGTTCTACTCCTATTTCCATTAATCCTATTGCCCAAACAAGTGCTACTAACGTTACTGGCGGCACTACTCCCCAAGGTAATCTTGCGGCCTATGGGGTTGGTCTCGCAGTCAATCACGGATTTACGTATGCAGCTACAGAGCATGGGTATATTTTAGGTCTGGTTTCGGTTCGTGCTGATTTGACATATCAGCAAGGATTGAATCGTATGTGGAGTCGTTCGACTCGATATGATTTTTATTTCCCGGCGTTTGCTACGCTTGGCGAACAGGCGGTGTTGAATAAGGAGATTTATTGTCTTGGGACTTCTCAAGACAATGATGTGTTTGGTTATCAAGAGCGCTGGGCAGAGTATCGTTATAAGCCCAGTCAGATAACTGGATTGTTTAGGTCTACAGCTGCTGGTACTTTAGATGCTTGGCATTTGGCCCAGCGGTTTACTTCGTTGCCGACTTTAAACAGTACGTTTATACAGGAGAATCCTCCTGTAGATCGTGTGGTGGCGATTGGTGCTCAGGCAAATGGCAAGCAATTTTTGTTTGATGCGTTTTTTGATATTAAACAGGCTCGACCCATGCCGATGTATTCTGTTCCCGGCTTGATCGATCATTTTTAATATGGGAATTCTTGATTCTATTAGCGTTTTGGCAAAGCCTTTTGAAAAGGCTTTGCCGATTGCGCCTTTTCTTAGTTCTATTGGTACTTTTTTGGGCGGCCGTGAGCAGAATGTGGCGAGCGCTATGGCCGCCCAGCGTCAGATGGATTTTCAGCGAGAGATGAGTGATACGAGTTACCAGCGCCAGATTAAAGATTTGGAAGCTGCTGGTATTAATCCTATGTTGGTTACCAAACTTGGTGGGGCATCTACCCCAGTGGGTGCGATGCCGGCATTTGTTAATCCGGCAGCTATGGCGGCTCAATCTTTTTCTGCTGTGCAGAGTTCATCTGCTGCTAAACAGCAGGCAGAAACAGCAGAAACGCTGTCGTTAGGACAGCTGGATAAGATTGAAGCCGAGATTTCCAATATTAAGGCTGTTACTCGCAATCTCGATAGCGAGGAAAAGCGTATACAAGCCACCACTGCGATGCTTGCGCAGCAAGCGTATTTGATGCAGGAGCAGGGTGCTACTCAAGCTGATATTAGGAAGCATTTTACTGCTTTGGTTTCTAAGTTGGATTTTGAGACTACGCTTTTGAAGAATCAGGCTGCTGTTGAGGCTTCTATGAATGATCTTGGTCGTACCGTTGGTCAGTTTTCGAAGATTGGAGAGTTGTTGGTACAAATTTTGAGGGCCGTGAGATGAGCAAAATATTTTTGCGTAGTTTGGGCAATTATGATGGTGATAAGGTTTCTGTTGAGACTGGCCTCGTTTGCGAGGACCCGAGTCTGGCTCAACAGCAATTTAAGGATGAGTGTGATATCAACACCATTCTTGATAGGTTTAATGTTACGGGCCAGTTGCCCGTGAGTCCGCTGCAGCCCCAGTTTGGGGATTTCAGCGGTATTAGGGATTACCAGACGGCGTTAAACGCCGTATTGGACGCCCAGGAGTCGTTTGACGCACTCCCGGCTAGGATCCGGGAGCGTTTTGCTAACGACCCTGCGGCGTTTGTTGATTTTTGTCTCGATGTAGCAAATCGAGACGAAATGAAGGCCATGGGCCTGATAGAAGGGGCCCCGGAAGGGGATATAAAGTCACCTACCGAGGCCATTCAGGCCGAGGCTGCACAGGGATCCACTTGATGTAACTGTGCTAGGTGACACTATTTTTTAAAAAAAGGGGTTTTTATGAGACGTCAGCGAGTAAATAAGTACCGTTCCGCACGCGGTTTTAAAAAGATGGTTAAGAGGACCAAATCGGCTAATGTAAGGGCCAACCCCATGCGGGGTGGTTGGCGTCTATAAATGCCGTGTTTCCACCCCCTACAGGCCTATAAAACGGCCTGTGGGGATGTGGTTTTTTATGAGAGCGCTCGGGTTGATGTAGTCCGATCCCTTCAGCTGCCGTGCGGGCAGTGTGTCGGCTGCAGGCTCGAGCGTTCTCGCCAGTGGGCGACTCGGTGCATGCATGAGGCTTCGTTGTACCGCAACAATATGTTTATTACGTTGACTTATAACAATGAGCACTTGCCATTGGATAGGTCATTAGACTATGATCATTTTCAGCGGTTTATGAAGCGGTTTCGCAAGCACTATAAAGGGATAGAGGAGCGAGATGGGAAACGATCAATTCGTTTTTATATGGCTGGTGAGTATGGCGAGCAGTATGGTCGCCCTCATTTTCATGCTTGCATATTTAATTTCTGTTTTGATGATAAAAAGGTCCATAAGCGTACCCCAAGCGGAAGTCTTATCTATACTTCTGAAAAACTTTCAGCTTTATGGCCGTTTGGGTATGCTAGTATTGGCGACGTCAATTTTCAGTCTGCTGCTTATGTCGCACGTTATATTATGAAGAAGGTTAATGGGCAGCTGGCTGATAGTCATTATGAGTTTGTGACTGATGACGGAGAGATTGTGAAGCGTAAGCCTGAGTTTACGAAGATGTCTTTGAAGCCAGGTATTGGGTTTCAATGGTATGAGCAATTTAAGACGGACGTTTACCCACATGATTATGTGGTTGTAAATGGCCGTAAGGTTCGACCGCCTAGGTTCTA